CAAGATGCAGCGTGTCATAGGCTTGCAGATCCGGGTTGGACGCCCTTGCTGCATCCCAGCGGGAGAGAAAATCAGCCTTCATGCCGCTGACGATCGCCTCGAAGTCCAGCGTTTCCACGGCTGCCGGCGCCGCCAGTTGCGAGAGGTCAAGCACGCTCATTGAAAGCTCCAGTCATCAGCCGGCGGACCTCATTGTTACGGTGTCCCCACGAACGGAGACGAATGCCTTGGCCTGCACCCAGTCGAGATGGGCATATGGGCGGTACTGGCAGACCAGCGTGAAGTCGGTGAAGCCGGACTGGGTCATGTCGTTCACCTCGAACCAAATCACCCTGACCCGCGGCTCGAACAGCTCGACCAGCATGTAGAGGATGTTGAACCACAAAAGCACGGTGGCATCGGTCTGGTTCTCACCGAGCAGCTTCAGGCCCGGGTTGCCGAACCACTCCCTCATGACGCGCTGGCCCTGAGCGGTGGAAAAAATCGTTTCCAGGGACTGCAGCACCTCGGGGAAGCCGGAGATGACCTCTCCCGTGGTGTCGTTGATCCCGGTCATCGATCAAGCCTTGCCTGCGACCTTGGCGCCAGCCTTCGGGCGCTCGATATGACCGATGCGCAGCGGGTGCGCAGCCTGAATGTCGGAAAGCTCGATCGTCTTTCCGACTCCTGGGCTCGGAAGCCCTGCGACCTCTTTGCCGGCCATCTTCGTAACGATGAATTTTGGCATTTCATTCTCCTCAGTTTGCAGGGACGTCGCTGTTCCCACCGCCCGGCACTACGCCGCCGTGGACGTGGTCAGAACCAGTGTTCTTGCCGTCGTGTTTTTGGTGGCCACCGGTCTGCTCAAAACCGGATCCGGTGAAGTCGAATGTTACCCCGCCGGCCACCATCTGGAGCCCGGACGAGGAAAGGGTGATCGAGACATCCCCGAACGTGATCTTGTGGATCTCGCCGTCATCGGATGGCGCTGGGTTGTCGTCTGTCCAGTGGAACTGGCTCGCTGCGGCCTGGCGGATATCTCCGCTTTCCGAGCGCAGCGTCACCACCTCCCCGGTCGAGGGGAGACTATGGATCTTCAAGGCGCCGGCGCGCTGGGAGACGGGAACCCAAGGTGACTTCACCTCCTCACCGTCTTCGTCTTCACCGATCGCGATCTTGATCCTCGATTTTGAGGCATCTACATCCGTGACTTTGCCGCGCCACTCCACCCCTGCCAGCCGCCGTTCCATCTCGGTGACACGGGACATCACGGCCCGCAGAAGGTTGGCCGTCATGGTCAGTCCTCCACCGGGCCAGACTGCGGCGTAACAGTGTGGCCGGTAAACGGCGGGATATCCCCGTCCGACGTGGTCACCCCGGCATAGGGGCCGAGACCAGTTGCCGCCATACCCGCGGACGACAGGGCAAAGTTGTCCCTGAACTGCTTCCATCCCGGCAGCCCGGCCGGCTCTGTGATTAGCAGGGCGAAGACCTGGGCCAGAACGGCGCCCTCCGCCGTTGACTTCAGAGCGGTGTCAAAGAGGACCCAAGCGGCCGTCATAGGTGCCCCGAAATCCGGATCCGGGATGGTGCTCAGGGTATAGCCGATCTCGGCCGCCGGGATTTTCACCCCGTTCTCAATTTCGATCAGGATGTAGCGGACCTCCCGGTCCTCTATGGTGACGACCATCTTCCGCCAGCAGTCTGCCCACAGGGAGACATCGGCGTGAAGGGCGGCATCGATCTGGCGAGCGACCACGTTGAGGGTCAAGCCTGCCTTTTCGGTGTCCACATCGATGATGAGGGCGTCCTCGACCTCATCGGTGGAATTGCTATCTGGCCGGACCGTGATCCGGTTAACACCTGGGGCGTTGTAGACGATGAATTTCATCTCCACCCGCGTCTTGCGACCCTGGGATGCCCGGCCCTCAACGTCGTATTTTGCGTGTTCAGCATAGACGGCGATGACAGGAGCGGGATCACGCCCTTCCTTCAGCACTTCCTCGATCGGATAGACCGGCTGCAGCAGCACATCATCACCGGCCCATGTTCGGCCCTTCACGATGTTCTGCGCGACCACGCACAGTGCTTGGGCAATGAGGCTCATCAGGCTTTCTCGCAGATGCAGAGGATCCGGCCGATGCCATCGTCTTCCGGCGGCCGGGTTATCTTCAGCTTCGGAACCGACGAGTTATTCATCGGCTCGATGAAGTCGCCCTGCGCCGGCCATTCCTGCCGTGTGGCGAAGAGGCGCTTGTCATAGGAGACGTGGTAGCGATCAGCACCGACAGATGGGGAGAACCCATCATAGGTCCCCTCGTCCTGCGGCTTCGCGAGGACTGGGTTCTTATCGATCACCCCGACCTTCTCGAGGCTTGGTCGAGAGCTGTCCGCGGACCCCGCGAAGTATTGGCCCTTCTGCTGACGAATGATCATGGTGCGCTCACCATGGAAGAGATCGACAGCGGAGGAGACCAGTGCCTCAAGGTCCGCGAACAGCGTTGTCATAGCTCAGGTCCGCCTTCGGTCCGAGGTCAGGTGCGCTTGCCGCGCAGCAGCACCTTGGGACGGGTGCAGTAGTGAAGGGCATTGGTCTGGTATTCCAGGTTCATGCCCTTGTCGTTCGGCATCCGCCACAGCTTCGCGTAGAGGCGCTGGCCGGGACGGTTGACCGTCTCGATGTAGTCGGCCGGTGCGTAGACCGTCTTGAACACACCGGGTGTCCCCATGGGGACGATGTGGCACTTGTCGGTATGGACGCCAACGTTTTGGCCGGAACGGTAGTTCACCCACAGGATGCCGCCGAATTCGAACATCCCGAAGGTGCCGTTCTGGCCATTGTTGATGTAGGCCGTGCGCAGGGTGGCTGCGGCTTCATAGCCCTTATAGGTTTCGCGAACCTCCTTGTGGGCAATGAGGTCGTCGAAGAAGTCATTCCCGCAGAGCGCGAGAAGCCCGTTGAACGGGATTCCGTCCAACTGGGCCGCCATGACACGCGTCACCGCCGCGCACTGCTTGCGAAGAGCTCCTTCGGTCGCGCTGGCATTGTCGAGATCGAAGTCGATTTCCGCCGGGAGGGATTCACCCATCTCGGTGGCGTAGTCGTAGAGCGTGCTGCCGTCGGCATCGAGCAGCTTTGCCTGGGTCAGAACGGTGAGGCGATGATACTCCTCGGTGAGCGCGAAGCTCTGGGAAATCTCGGCGCCTCGGCCGGCAATCTTGCCCTGGAACGTTTCGACCGCAGAGGCTTCACCGAACATACGGGCGGCCTGGACTTCGTCGGCATAGATCGCATCATCGACCTGGAAGTGCGGAACCGAGAGCTTCCGCATGGAGCGGCGGTTCTTGCCGAAGGTCTTGCCGGGACCACCACGGGGCGATGACGGGACGATGAAGACGTTCCCTTCCTTGTCCTTCTCGATCGCGACGTCGAGGGTGGAGATGTTCTGGGTCTGGAACAGCCCGAGCGAGCCGATGAAGCTCGGGATGTACTTGATGTCACGCATCGCCGTGGTCAGGGTCGTCGTCGAAAACGCGTCCTGATTGAAGATGTCGAGGATGGAATCCATCGTGTTTTCTCCTGCAGATCGTCGTTTAGTAACGGACGATGATGTTGTTGGCGGCGAGGGCCTGGATGGCGTCTGCCTTCTGGGCGTCGGTGATGGTGCCCGGCCATGCGATGCAGTTGCCGTTCAACTCGCACATCCGGGTGAGGGCTGCGGTCTTGGCGGTAGCGGACGCGGACGTGGTCACCGGATAGGGGCTGTAGCCAACCGGCGTCTCGGAACCGTCGGTTCCTGCCGGGTCATAGGCCACATACTGGTAGTCGCCCGCATCGGCGGCCACGATGATGGAGAAGGTGTCGCCTGCGATAAAGTCCGTAGCACCGTCGGCGATGGTGAACTTAATCTCCTTGTTGAACGCGACGCCGACCGTGGCGGCGCCGATGTTCTTGCCGGACGGATCGCGCACCTCAAAGGTGCCCGCAGCGGACGCAGGCTCAATGCAGACAACCGTGTAGACGCCGTCCTTGACCTTCGAGCTGACTGCGGGGCTGGCAACGGTCAGGACACCGTTGCCGGTTCCGGCAAAGGACTGCGTTACCGAGACGGAGGCAGCTACGGCGAGCTTGGCGAGAAGGCCGTTGGCCGCGATGGTCTGTGAGACCGCGACGGTGACATTGTCGCGGGAGATGTTGCCCAGTCCTTCGGACATGATGGCTTCGCCAGCCCGGGCCTTTTCGGTCAGTACAACCATGATCTGGTCTCCTTACTTGACGCCAATGGCGGCGTTGGCCTCACCAACCGCACGGCTCCAGCCGGCGGAAGCATCAGGCTTATTGTTGGTCTGTTCCGGGGTGCCCAGGCCGAGAGCGCCGGCCGAGGCCTTGTGCTGCTCGTAGGTCTTGTCCGTATCCTGCGGCTTGCTGGGCTCGCTCGTCGCGGCCGGCGCCTTCGGCATGTCCGCCTTGGCAACGTCGAGGATCNNATTGGCCAGGGCGGGCATTACCTTGCCTGCGTCGCAGGTGATGATCCCCTTGATGCGGGCCTGCGCATCGGTGCTGGCCTTGGCAGCGATTTCGTCTGCGGTCGGGCCGGTGGTCTGATCGGTCATGACTGATGTCCCTTTCGATCGGTTGGAAAAGCGGCCCACGCCGCTCGGGATGAGAGACGCAAGCACCGCCTCGAACTGACCGACTTCATCGGCCATGCCCGCTGCGACTGCCTTTGCCCCGATTTTGACGCCGCCGGCGCCAAACTTGCTGACGACGTCCTCTGAGGAGACGCCGCGGTGTTTCGCCACGGCCGAAACGAAGACCTCGGCGAGGTCGTCGACCATGGTCTGGATCTGGGTCTTGCCCTCGTCCGTGTTCACATCCGGGCGCTTGCCCGGGGACTGAGATGAGACGAACTGGACCTTGCGGACCCCGCGCTTTTCGTCTTGGCCGCTGCGGTCCTCGACCCCGAGGACGACGCCAATGGATCCAAGGACAGCCAGGTCGGAGACCACAACGCGGTCTGCGGCAATCCAATAGCCGCCTGATGCCGCCATTCCACTCACGTATGCCGTGATCGGCTTCTTTCCTCGTGCGGCGTAGACCGCATTTGCCAACTCGTCGCAGCCGTTTGCCTCTCCGCCAGGGGAGTCCACATTCAACAGGATCGACGTCACAGACGGATCATCGAGGGCAACCTGTAGATCACGCCGCAGGATCTCGTAGGAGGTCGCCCCGCAGAACTCGACAAACAGGTTCGCCTTCTTGAACAGGGGTCCCTCGACGTTGAGGATGGCTACGCCTTCCCGGATCCCCATGCGCTCACCACGGGATGATGCGCGGGACCGATAAGCCTCGAGGGCCTGTGGGCTCAGATCTCCACCGCCATTGAGGATTGCCTTGTACTCTTCGGCACGCTCCTCCAGCAGCGCCCAGGGCTGGGACACCACCAAATCCAGAAAATTCATTGGGCTCTCCTATCGGGACACGCGCCCGCCCGCCGTGATGGCGAACCGGCTTGGCCCACGTCCGCGCTTTGCGGCACATTCGCTCTCGAGCTGGGTGACCAGGCTGGAAAGCGCAGTGATGTCCGGCCTGGACATCTCGACGGTCCGATCGCGGAAGGTTACGCGCAGCACCCCACCCTCAAGTCGGAGCTTCATGTAAGCCGGGCGAAGCACCTGAAGAGCAGCGCAGGGATCATAGGTTTCCCCGCCAAACAGGGCCTCGTAGTCGATCGCCATCAGTCGGTCTCCAGCTCGGATTGGAGTTCTTCCTCCAGCACGTCGGCCGGGTCCTTCTCTGCCGGGTCGTCAGCGCCCTTCCGGGTCGATTTCTTCCGGTTTTTTGTGTCCTTGCGCTCCGTTCCGTCACCATCAGCCGGAGCGTTAAGGGCGAGTTCCTGGCCCTCTCTGGTCTGGAGCGGATCCTTCGGAGCCCACGGCAGCGGCAGGTTCAACGATTCCGCCATCCGGTTTTCCTCTGCCTGCTGGCGCATGTCGTCATCCCAATCCCGTCCGTAGGAGGCCGAGATTTCCATCAGCGTGGTGGCTCCCATGTCCTTGAGGACTTCATGCGAACGAGCCGCCTTGAAATCGTCAGCCTGCGGCTGGGCCGGGCCAGACCACTCGGAGCGCAGGGCGGCCTCGCGCTTCTCGATGAAGTTCCGGTATCCGCCCGGGAATTTGATCCGTCCGGTGAAAACCGCCTCATCCATAAATGAGGCGTAGAAGGCCTGGCAGAACGGAACGATGATGTTGTTCCGGCGACGGAGCACGGTGAGCCATTCCTGTGCGCCGGCCATCCTGATCGAGGAGTAGGTGGCGCCTCTGTAGTCGCCAGTAGTGCTTTCGTAGGTGACCCCTGCCCCGGCCGCGATTTCACGCATCAGCCAGCCCATGAACTGATCGAACTGCTGGCCGGGAGCCTTGGCCTCGTTGAAAACGAGCTCATCGTTCGGGAACAGCTGGGCGATGCGCCCGTGCTGGGTAAGATCGATCTTGGCGCCGTCGTACCAATCGCCCTTTGCGGCCGCGAAGGCGCTGAGGTCGAGGTTCCCAGTATCGCCGGACGTCATCAGGCCCTCAAAGCCCGCCATGCCGGTGATATTGGTCTTCAGGGTCGCGGCGAAGATGGTCTGCAACAGGGCGGCTGTCAGTGTAGCATCCGCGAACTGGTCTACCTGCCTGACAACTTTCAGGACCGGAGCCATCGGCGAGATGCCGCGAGTTACGCCAATTGAGGCATCGAAGACATGCACCACGTTCGGACTGCCATCGGCGTCGAATGCCGGTATCTCGACTTCATCCGAGGGTGCTATCCTTGCGCTTGATGACGTACCCCGTCGGATAGCCCCAATCACGGTCGCACCGGACACCCTGGATGATGTTGTCGGTGTCGTCCGTTTTCTGGGACAGCCGAGAAGGAGGCAGCAGCGCCATCTTGCTCAGGTAGCGCGATCCGGGCCGGCTCACCTTCGGAAGCAGCGCGAGGACTTCGCCATAGCACTTGTAGGAGGCGAACGCGGCCTGCTGCATCTTGCCGAACGTCAACCGTCCGCCGGCGTCGCATTCAATCGGGTTCCTCGAGTAGGAACGGAACGCTGCTTCGATCTGCCGGGCAAGCTTGCTAGCTTCAGCCTCGCTGATCCCCAGCTCCGCCGCATCCGGGCGCGCTGAAAGCCTCAGGCCGGACCCAACCACGGAACCGGTCTCTGTTTCCACCACCTTGGTCAGGAAGCCGGAATTCTGGACGCCTTCGACGGCCCGGGCCGCTGCCTTTTCCCAGTCCTTGAGGACGTCGTCCTGGCTTTCGCGCAGGCGCGGGTTCCAAGACGTCATGAGCGGGTTCCGCCCGCCCTGGAAGAACGCGGCCGACGGCCCCGGGATGGCCGTTGCGCCCTGGAAGGCAGCGGACTGCGCGCTACCCGCTTTGACGCGGATGCGAGGCTTTTCAGCAGTTTCCGTCATGTCCTACCCGTGAAGTTTGGAAACGAGGCTCTTCAGGTCCGGCTTTTTCGCCGGCTTCCCGCGGAGTTCCTCGTATCGAGCGTCAAAATCGAACCGGCAAATCTTGCTGATTGCGATCGCGTAGCAGAGCGTGTCCAAGGCCTCCGCCCGGCGCTTCTGCACCCGGTCGAAGCCGATGTACGGCCTGCCACTCTTGAATTTTCTGACCCGGCGTTCCGAGGTCAGCTGAAGCATGTATTCGGCGTTCAGCGAGTTGCTGAGCCTGATGGCCTGGGCAACATCGTTGCCCCTCGGCAGCACCGAGACGATATCCGTCTTCACGCTGTCGACACCGACGATGTAGAGCGGCGCCGTGCGGTTCCGCCGGCGCTTCTTACTGACCTCGATCACCTTCCGTGGACCGTCATCGCCCTTGATCGCGAAGATCTTGAGGCCCTGCACCTCTTCGCAGAAGTCGTAGACCTTCTGTGTCCAGTGCCCGCCCGAATCCACCCCGGTGGCCTCGATCCCGATATGGCCGCCAAGAGGATGGCGCCAGATCGTGGTGAGGACCGACCTGACCTCGTCCCATGTGCTCTCGAAGTTCGGAGAGCCGTAGACGACGTGGTGACCGAGCACGTAGCGGAACTCCGGAGAGTGCCCGAGAAACGTGATCTCGATCCGGTCCGTCCCGGGATCCACCCCGGCAGTGATGTAGGCGACGTCGGCCGGGATCTTCTCGACCCAACCGGACTTGTCCTCCTGCATCACCAACGCGAACTCGAGGCGTCTCGCCATGAGTTCGTCTTCGGAGACCTTCTCCACCGTCGTTGCCCAGGTTTTCCCGAGCACGGTGTTGAAGAATGGCTGCATTTCCGAGTCGCCGTTCTTTTCGGCGGTCTCAAATTCCTCGACCAGCGCCGACCAGGACGCATTTGCGAACAGCGAGATCAGGGCATTGAGCCGGAAGCCGGCATGGCCCTTGACCTCCGGCTTGGTGATGCGCCACTCGCCGGCCTCGACCATCTCCGCCTTGTGGCGCTCATGGATCTCGCCGCCGCAGTTCGGGCACCAGCACCGTACCGTCTCCGGCTTGCCGGGGTCCCAGCGCAGGTGCTCCCAGAGAAGCTCGAAGGGCTCCTGGCAATGGATGCACGGGATCTCGAAGATCCGCTGGTCGGATTCGTCATATTTCTTCTGGATGATGCTTGTGGCTTCATCCTTCGGGGTCGACCCCATGATGATTTTGCGATCGGCGAACGTGACGGTTCGCTTTTCGCCGAGCTTGATGGGATCACCTTCCTTGGTGTTCTCCATCCCGTCGACTTCGTCGCAGATCAGCACCTTGGCGGTGTGGCGCCGCAGGTTGCGCGGGGACCGCGCCGAGATGATCTTCAGCGACCCGCCGCCATTGAGCGTGCGGTGTGTCAGCGTGTTCCTGCCGTCGAGCCGACCCTGCCGCATCGCTGTGCGCAGCGCCGGGCTTTCCCGGAAGCATGGGTCGATTTCGTCGACGGCATATCCGCGGGCGTCGTCATCGGTCGGCACCAGAAGGATGATCGGGCACGGATCATTGACCGCATAGGCGCCGATCGCCGCCACGAACGACTTCGTGAAGCCAGTTCTGGCCGACTTGATGACCGAAACCCTCGGCAACAACGGGTCGCCGAAGGCATCCAGAATGCCCTTTTGGAACTTCCAAGGCGTGAATTCGCCGGTTTCAGCCGACGATTCCGGCGGCAAGCGGAAGTTTTCCTCCGCCCATTTTGAAAACACCAGGTCCTCGGGAGGCATAAGGGCCTGCCCGAGAGATTTCCGCAGCCGTTGACCGGCTGTCTCAGTTGTCTTTGACATCCTTGGCTTCACCGGAGATCACAGAAGCCTCGACCTCTCTCGCGAGGTCCTGCAGGATTCTGCGCACCACCTTTCTGATGATTTCGCCATCGGCGGCGCTGAGATGAGGCAGTTTTTGCCTGATCTTGGTCGGCATACCTAGGAATGCGGCCTTCACCTTGCGGGCAAAGGCGGTCCAATTTTCGCTCACCTCGTCCAGGGAGAGCATCTCGCCGCGGCGCTCCGCCAACTCAATCTCGCGGATCTGGCGGGTGATCCTCTCTGTGAGCAGCTTCTCGTCATTGAGTGGGTTGCGCTGCTCTTCCGAGCGCGCGGCCGCAACCTCCCGAAGCTTCTTCACGTAGTTCTGGACCGAGGGGACGGTCTGGTATGTCCCCTTCTTGCTGCCGGCCACCAGAACCCCGGTGGCGGCCATGTCGGTCAAGGTCCGGATCGAGAGCCCGAGCAGGATGGCCAGATCCGTCTTGGTGCAGGTCTCGGCAATCCAGGACCCGTGCTCCGCTTTCCGCTGATTTGCCATGATCAGGCACCGAGCGCCCGGACGACGTGGCGCATAATCCGCTTCTGCATGTCGATCGCCGCGTATAGCTCAGCTGCCTTGGTGTTCGGCCGCGTCGGTTTCGCCAGCTCGTTGGCAAGGACCGCCATGGACAGCACCTTGAGGGACTTCTTCCCACCCTTTCGGACGACGACCTGGCCATTGGCGATGAAGGCGCCGGGGAACTGCCGGCGGACATTCCAGCCCGTTGCCTCCGCGCCGCGCATCGAGGACACCGCCCCGCCGCGCTTCCCATCGGCCATCGGGTTCAAATCGCGGACCCAAACCGGGTTCCCGTACTCTGAAAGTGAGATCGCGACGTCTGAGGTCCGCACCACCGCCTGCATCGTGGCCCCAGCGGAGGCCTTGATCGTTCTCGTCTTCGCCCCGACCCGGCCGCGCGGCACCCCGGTGTATTCCGAGATCCGGACGACTGACTGCCGGCGCTGCTCTTGGGCGTGTTCATTGAGCCCCAAGGCTGCAGCCGGCCGAATTTCTGCGCCGAATGAGCGGAGAAAGGTCTCGAAGCCCTTCGCT